TGATTGACTCAAATAAAAAGGAGAAGTCTCATGGGAACAGAAGATAAAAAAGACGCAGAAGTTGAAAAGAAGGTAACGACAACAAACGAAGATGTTGATGCTCTTTTCAGCGGCGAAGAACTTTCTGAAGAATTCAAGACTCAGGCAAAGGCAATCTTTGAAGCTGCTGTACTTGCTAAGGTAGAAGAGGCTAAGGCTGAACTGCAAGAACAAGTTGAAGCGCAGATTGAAGAACAGACTCAAGCATTCGCTGAGAGCCTAGTTGCTAAGGTCGACGAATATCTAGAGTACGTTGTTACAGAGTGGATGGAAGAAAACAAGGTTGCAGTTGAGTCTGGTCTAAAGGCACAATTCGCAGAAGACTTTATGGTCGGCTTGAAGAACCTATTCACAGAACACTACGTTGATTTGCCAGAAGAATCAACAGACGTTGTTGAACAACTAGCACAAAAAGTAGCTACTCTAGAAGAAGAACTAGATAAGGCTGTAAGCACAAATTCTTCACTATCTGAAGAGTTGAGCGCATACAGAAAAGAGATCATTATTGCAGAATCTGCTGAAGGCTTGTCCGAAGTTCAGGCTGCTAAATTGAAGTCTTTGGCAGAAAACATTGAGTTTGTTTCTGAAGAAGACTACACGCAAAAAATTCTTCTAACAAAGAAGAAGTATTTTGAGTCTAAGGAATCCGAAGACTCAGTTTCCACAAAAACGCAAAGTCTAGATTCCGAAGAATCTCTGGATGAGTCATTCACTCCTGTGATGAGTCATTACGTGCAGAGCATTTCAAGAATTGTGAAAAAGTAAGATTTTATAAATAACAACAGAGTTTTCAATATACTCAAAGGAGAAAAACTTATGTCAGTAGAAACACTTGTAAAGAAATGGGCACCAGTTCTTGACCATCCAGAACTATCAGGAATCAAAGATGCTCATAAGAGAAGCGTTACCGCTCAACTTCTAGAAAACCAAGAAATTGCTCTTCGCGAAGGTTCTTCAGGCGGCTATCAGTCACAAACATCTCTGCTATCAGAAACAGCCCCAACAAACAACATGGGTCTATCTTCTTCGACAGCAGGTACAGGTGGTATTGACACATACGATCCAGTTCTAATCAGCTTGGTTCGTCGCGCAATGCCTAACCTAATTGCTTACGACATCTGCGGCGTTCAGCCAATGACTGGTCCTACAGGACTAATCTTCGCAATGCGTTCTAACTACACAGCACAGCGTGGTACAGAAGCATTGTTCAACGAAGCAAACTCAGGATTCTCTGGTGTTGGTTCACAAACTGGCGCCACACCTGCTCTTGCTAACGCAACGAACTACACATACGGTACAGCAATGTCTACCGCGCGTGCAGAATCTTTGGGCGACGGTTCTAACAACTTTGCTGAAATGGCATTCACAATCGACAAGATTGCTGTCACTGCAAAGAGCCGTGCTCTAAAGGCAGAGTACACAATGGAATTGGCACAAGACTTGAAGGCAGTTCATGGTCTTGACGCTGAACAAGAACTAGCAAACATTCTGTCTACAGAAATTCTTGCTGAAATCAATCGTGAAGTTGTTCGTACATTGAACTCCACAGCTACTGTTGGTGCGCAAGAGAACGTTGCAGTTGCAGGTACATTCGACCTAGACGTTGACGCTAACGGTCGTTGGTCTGTTGAGAAGTTCAAGGGCTTGATGTTCCAACTAGAGCGTGAGTCTAACGCATTGGCTAAGGCTACTCGTCGCGGTAAGGGTAACATCATGATCTGTTCTTCTGACGTTGCATCCGCACTTCAGATGGCAGGCGTTCTTGACTATACTCCAGCACTTGCAAACAACCTACAAGTTGACGATACTGGCAATACATTCGCTGGTGTTCTAAACGGTCGTATCAAGGTTTACATCGATCCATACTTCGAAGCATCTGCTGGCGTTCACTACGCTACAATGGGTTACAAGGGTACTTCAGCATTCGACGCTGGCTTGTTCTACTGCCCATACGTTCCTCTACAGATGGTTCGTGCAGTTGGTCAGGACACATTCCAGCCTAAGATCGGCTTCAAGACTCGTTACGGAATGGTTGCAAACCCATTCGCAACTTCTGCTGGTGACGGCGCAGTTGCATTCGCTAACAAGAACATCTACTATCGTAGATTTGCAATTACAAACCTAATGTAATTGATAAAGCCGACGTAGATCGGATTTCAAAGAGGCTCTTCGGAGCCTCTTTTTTTTGCTTCATAAATAGTGCATCAGATTCATAAGGCTTGACACATGACACCAAATCCAACAAACAAAAGTTTCTTATCGAACAACAAGTATCAGTTTGTTATTGATCGTTTGCCAAACACCGTGTTCTTTTTGCAGTCTGTGAACATACCTAACATCACACTTGGTACTGTTGTCACACCTAATCCATACGTTCAAATCACTACACCAAGTAATCAATTGTCCTTTGAGAGTCTGACTTTGAACTATATCGTAGATGAGAACATGGAGTCATGGTTTGAAATCTACAACTGGATGATGAATCTTGGTAATCCAGAAAGCACAAACAAACTTGGTAATCTGACTAGAACTCCTGGTGCTAGAAACAGCATCACATCTGATGCATCGTTGTTGATCAAAACAAACTCCAACAATTCCAACATCAAGTTTACCTTCTTCGATATCTTCCCGACCGATCTAGGTGGCATTCAATTGACATCCACTGAAGGGCAAGACTTTCTATCATCGACAATCACATTCACATATACTTACTACAAAGCACAGAAGATTTGACAGTATCATGAGTATGTGATATAATGACTCATTTTCCGTAATGAGGATTGTAATGACACTTGATCAAATCATTGAAGAGTGGAGAAAAGATGCAAGCATTGATTCCACTGAGTTGGGTAAAGAGTCGCTGAAGATTCCTCAACTCCATAGCAAGTACATGAAGATTTACTTTGAAGAGAGGCAGAAGCTAAGAGGCTACGAATTCAAGAAGAAAGAGATTGTCCTGAAGAAGTATGAATACTTCAACGGCAGAATGTCTAGAGAAGAACTTGAAGAAGCTGGTTGGGAGCCTTTCGTAAAGAAGCTAATGAAGAATGAAGTTGACATGTACATTGATTCAGACTCAGACATCACCAACATCAACGTGCGTTTGACTGCACAGTCGGAAAAGATTGATTTCTTGGAAGAAGTTCTCAAGAATCTCAATCAGAGAAACTACCAAATAAAGAATGCTATAGATTGGCAGAAATTCACAAATGGCGTCAACTGACATCGTAATCTCAAAAATAGATGAAGTGTATATCAGACTTCACTGTGAAGCAGGCGTTGCAATGGAACTCAGTGAATACTTCACATTCTATGTTCCTGGATACAAGTTCATGCCCGCTTTCAAAAACAAAGTCTGGGATGGCAAGATTCGTCTATTCAACTCTCAAGCAAGATCGATCTACGCTGGATTGTCTCCGTATGTAGAGACTTTTTGCAAAGAGCGTGAATACACTTTTGAGTACGATAGTTCCGTAGAAGGTGACGAAGAGTTCTCCGCTGATGAAGCAATGACGTTTGTTGACACTCTAGGTATGCCATTCATGCCAAGAGACTATCAGATGAAAGCGTTTGTCTATGCCATCAGAAAGCGTAGAGGTCTTCTACTGTCACCAACAGCATCCGGCAAGTCTCTGATCATCTATCTAATCACACGATACCTGAATTGCAGGACACTCATCATTGTTCCAACAATCTCCCTAGTGTCTCAGCTATTCAAAGACTTCGAAGACTATGGGTGGGATAGCAACGAAAACGTACACAAAATCGTTGCAGGAGCAACGAAGACTACTAATAGACAAGTTATCATATCAACTTGGCAATCAATCTACAAACAACCAAAGGAATGGTTTGAGCAGTTTGATCTAGTCATTGGCGATGAAGCGCATCTCTTCAAAGCACAGTCACTGACATCTATATTGACAAAAATGACAGATTGTGCATATAGATATGGACTGACAGGTACGCTAGATGGAACACAGACGCATAAGTTAGTGCTTGAAGGTCTTTTTGGCAGAGTCAAGCAAATCACCACAACAAAGGAACTGATTGATGCAGGCAGTCTAGCCAAGTTCAGAATCAAAGCACTTGTTCTGAAGCATGACGACGAAGCATGTGATGCAAACAAAAAGAACAAGTACCAAGAAGAGATTGACTACCTCGTGTCTTCCGTTGCAAGAAACAAGTTCATCAGAAATCTTGCAATCAGTCTAAAGGGGAACACACTTGTTCTATATCAACTGGTAGAGAAGCATGGTAAAGTTCTACACAAGATGTTTGAGGAAGTCAAAGAAGACAGACACGTATTCTTTGTTCATGGTGGTGTAGATGGCGATGAGCGTGAAGAAGTCAGACGCATCACAGAAGGTGAAGCAAACGCAATCATCGTAGCATCATACGGAACATTCTCAACTGGTATCAACATCAGGAATCTACACAACGTCATCTTTGCTTCACCAAGCAAAAGCAAGATCAGAACACTTCAGTCTATTGGTCGTGGGCTGAGACTAGGAAGCAACAAAGAGGTTGCTACACTATTTGACATTGCGGATGACATGACACATAAATCAAGAAAGAACTTCACACTAGATCACTTCATGGAACGTATGAAGATATACAACGATGAGAAGTTTGAGTACAAAATCTATACTATCAATCTAAAGGGATGATATGCATCAACCAGTGGAAGAAGAAACGAATAGGACT